AGGTCATCAACAACGGCAGGGCCACTTACATCACCCGATTGATTTACATTGACCCTTGCGAAAGATCTTGATCCCTGCTACTGCTTCCCTTTGCGGGGGAGCAGAATGGAGTGATCAAACAAAAAAAAGGAGAATGAATATGACACACCTACAAAGGCGAATTGAGGCGGAGCGCCGGGCAGCGAAGCGCTCTTTCACGATGAAAGGCGTCGTGACCAAGAAACACTTCTTCAGCGTGGCCCGATCCTTCGGGCTGGCCAAGGCAATCAAAATGCTTTTCACAACGCAGGCGACCGCGCTGTCTATCCTGATGGCGTAGGGGGCGAAGATGAAAAAAGCAAAAGTAACCAAGTGTACGTGTCGGGCGCCCAAGCGCCATCGCGACTGCATGTACTGCGGGAGCGGCTACATCGGCGAGTACGTCTGCGGCGTCTGCCACCAAGTGGGCATCGACGGCAAGGTGATCCGGGGCACAGAGCGCCGGATATGCGCAAAGCACAAAAGCAATTGATCCCTGCACAGCGGCCCTTTGATGAGGGGCCGCGATGGAGTGATCAAATTCAAAAAGGAGAAAACAAAATGGGACTATTCTTTCTGGTGGGCGCGATCGTGGTGGCCGTCGTCGGTATCATGGCGATGGCCGTGGCGGAACCTTACAAAAACAGCGCTTCAAAATACAGGTGAGAAGGAGAGACGAAAATGGCAATGACCGAGATCGAATTCGAGATCAAGGAGGACGGCAAGGTGTGTATGACGACCGGCGAGATCGGCCAGTCGCTGCACCTGGACGCCGACGAGCTGCTCGCCGAGGTGGAGGCCACCCTGGGCGGCCCCAGCGAGCGCACCCGCCGCGAGCACCCCTTCTGGGCCAACCGGAAGGTGGGGCTCCACGGCAAGATCACGCGGACGGCTTGAACGCTGCTACTGCCCCGGAGCCCGGAGGGACTCGCGGGCAGAATGGAGTGATCAAACCAAAAAGAGAAAGGAGATTGAACATGACACGAATTGATATGTCAGAGTTGCTGGGCGACGCGGACGAGGACCGGATGCCGGTCACCGAAGTGAAGAGCAAAACCAAAGAGACCCTGACGAGCTTTGCGGAGTGGTGCAAGGCAGTCAGCGACAAAACGCTGAAAGGAGACCGATCATGATGGAAGCGAAGCGAAAATTCTACATCGAGCGTTGGAGAGACGGCACCTGGGTGCGGATACCGGGCGCCACGGCGACCTCATTAAAGGACGCCGAGGGATTGAAGTTGACCATCGCGAAGGTGGCCGGGGAAAACGTAAAAAACTTCACGATGGTCTGTGAAGTCAAAGACTGGGATTAGGAGGTGCGTCATGCCGTGCTACGAAGTGAGACTAGTAAGCGTCGAGTTCAAAGCGGCCCACAAGGATCTGCTACTTCAGGCCCTTGATGAATTGGGCTTGGGACACCGTGAAGAGGGGAGAACCATTTACGTCTCGGGAGGGTTGGAGATCAGCTTGGACGGGCAGCAGGTGCGCTGCCCAAAGGGCATGCAGTCCCGGGTCAACGCCATCAAGCAGAAGTACAGCGAGGTTGTACTCAAGAAGGTGGCCGCCAAGAAGAAGTGGAGCGTCAAGGCCAAGGGCCAGAACAAGTTCACGCTGAAGAAGTGGGCTTGATCCCTGCACAGGGGGCCGCGAGGGCGACCCCCGATGGAGTGATCGAACCAAACCAACACAAAAAAGGAGAACCACAATGGAAAAGACAGAGGAGAAAAAGGGCGTCATCGGTATCAGCGACTACGTGCGGGCCGGTTATTCTCACTACTGGCTCCAGACGGATGAGAGCGGGCGCGCCATCGAGCAACTGAAGGCGGAGCTCGAAGGGCGCCAAGTGACCGTGTGGGACTGCGCCACCAAGGACGCGGGCGGGGACCCCGGCGAGGCGCTCGACAGGCTCCAGTTGGAGGCCAGCGCTGGCAGCGTGCTCGTCATCAGAAACATGAGCTGGTTCCTGAAGGACTCCAGCGGGAACGTGAACTTCGGGCTCGTGCAGTTCATCCAGAATACAGCGGTGGAGTTCCGCAGCAAAGACAAGCGCAAATTGATCGTGGCGGTCGGGGCCGAGGGACCGGACGCCCTGCCCAAGGAGATCACGAGGGAGTTCGTTTACCTCACGCTGCCCCTCCCTGGGGCGACGGAAATACTGGGCAAGGTGGAGAAGATGCTCCAGGCGCTAAGCAAAGACCCCAAGTGGATCGCCCCGAAGGACCTGGGGCGCGTGGTCGAGTCCTGCAAGGGCATGACGCTGGCCGAGATCGACAACAGCCTGGCGTACAGCGCCGTGAAGACCAAGACATTTGACCCGCTGCTCATCAAGGTTCAGCGAGCGGCGTTCCTGGAGAAGGTGGCTGGGGTGAAATATGTAGAGTATGGAGAGGACTTCAGCCAGCTTCAGGGCTATAAGGTCGTGAAGGACTTCGTGAAGTTCATGGCTCCGCCGACCCACCCCGAGGCCAAGGGCATCCTGCTCCTGGGGCCGCCGGGCACCGGCAAGAGCATGTTCGCGAAGTGTCTGGCGCGGGAGTTCAATATGTTCATGCTGACCGCCGAGATGGCGGAGATGACCGGGAGCCTGGTGGGCGAGACCGAGGCCAAGGTGCGATCCTTTATAGAGGCGGCCAAGGCGATGGCGCCCTGCGTCGTGTTCATCGACGAGATCGAGAAGGGGCTGGCCGGGCTGAAGGGCTTCGGCGGCTACAGCGGCGACAGTCTGAACAAGAAGGCGATGAGCCAGTTCCTGAAGTTCCTGCAAGACAGGCCGAAGGGCGTGTACATCGTGGCCACCTGCAACAACATCGCCGACCTCCCGCCGGAGTACGTGAGAGCGGAGCGCTGGGACACCGCGCCGTTCTTCATCGACCTGCCGAGCAGGGAGGAGCGGGCGACCATCCTGAGGTACTATCAGACGGAGTACAAGGTGGACGGGAAGCTCACCGCCAAGGACACCGACGGGTGGAGCGGCGCGGAGATCAAGGCCGCGTGCCGCCTGGCCTACCTCGGCGGGACCACCACAGAGGCGAGCGCCAAGTACATCGTGCCCGTCAGCAAGACGATGTCGGAGGACATTGACACGTTGCGCAAGTGGGCGAAGGGGCGCACCCTCCCGGCCAGCGAGGCCGCGGTGGAGAGCGTAGGCGAGGGGCGCGACATCGAGCTCAGCGAGTTGGTAAAGGGCATCAACTTCAAGAAGTGATTTGATCCCTGCTACTGCCCACGGACCTGAGGAGTCCGGGGGCAGGATGGAGTGATCGAATTGAAAAAGGAAAGGAGAACGGACTATGGGAAAGGGCAAGGGCAAAATAAAAAAGAAGAGGGCGTTGACCTTCACGGACCTGGAGCAGGACGCCAAGGCGTTCATCGAGTGCAAGGTGCGGGTACTCGGGAGCGTGGAGCAAGTCAAGAACAGCTACCGGCGCAACGACCTGGTGAGCCACTACGCGGTGGACTACGCCGCGCGGCACTTCGGCCCCACGGGGCGCCCGGACGTAAACTCGAAGACGATCTGACCGAGGCTGGACTTTTAGGAAAGGAGAAACGATGATGCTGGTGAGCGTGTTTGACCTGATCATGAAGGACGGCAGTGGCGGAAAGGTCATGGTGCCTTTCATCGACGGCAGCGAACGTGCAAAGGTGGCGGAGCTCTTCGTGGCGGAGGGCGCCCGCAAGGCCTGCTGGGAGCACAACATGTGGGTGGGCGAGCCCATCGCCAAGGCCACCCCGGTGACCCTGAAGATCGAGATCACCACGGAGATGGCCGCCGCGCCCATCAGGATGCTGAAGATTTGATCCCTGCACAGCGGGCTCCCACCGAGGACGGGAGCCCGCGATGGAGCGATCGAACAAACCAAAAACAATGAAAGGAGAACGAGTCATGAGCACAAACGGGAAAGTGGTGTTGAAGGGGGTCGAGGCGGACCGCTTGGTCGAGCGGGCCATGAACGCCGGGTGGGCGCTGAAGCTCACGCGGCACAGCTGGGGTAACAGGCGCCGGTTGGCGCAGGACCTGCTGGAGGAGAAGTTCGAGAAAGACGCCGAGGCGATCAACGCGGTCCAGAAGCTGCTGCTCTGCAAGGAGCTCCAGGCGGTCAATCAGTGCATCAGCTACATCAACAAGAAAGTGGACGACCTGAGCAAGCCCTGGCTGGGCGAGGGCGTGTACTGGTTCATCGAGGAGCGGGTGCCGGTGATGGAGGGGGAACTGCAGAACACGAGCGCCGACATCAAGGCGCGGCTGGAAGAGTTCCTCGCCGTGTACGAGGAGCGCAAGGCCGAGCACCGCGAGAAGCACCCCAACCTCTACAGGGAGGACCACTACCCGACGCCCTCCCGCATGAGGGAAAAGTTCGGGATCGAGTGGAACTGGCAGCGCTTCCGCCCAACGCTGAGCGCGGGCGACGTGGGCGTGGTCGGCAAGGACATCGTGGACCGCGAGACGGCGAAGTTCAGGGACCTGATGAAGAGCGGCGTCGAGGTGGTGGTGGGGGCCGCCCGCCGGGGCACGCTGGAGGTGCTGGAGCACTTGCGCGACTGCCTCAAGGACAAGAACAAGATGTTCCAGGACAGCACGGTAGAAAAACCCAAGCGCTATCTGGAGGACCTGGGCAAGACCCTGGCCTTCCTGGATGATAAGGCACTTAATAAGGTGATCGCCGATAGCCGGGCCATCCTGGACGGTGTCGAGGGCAAGGACCTGAGGGACCTCGACTGGTACAGGAAGGAGATGGGCGACGTGATGGACTCCGTGGTCAAGGAGTTCAAGGCCATCCCGCTGGTGGAGCTGGAGCGGGACATCGAGCTTTAGAAAGGAGAGCGACTATGATGAAAAGAAAAAAGGAAAGGCGCGGGAAGACGGAAGTCGACCTGACCGGCCCCGACGGCAACGCTTTCGTGCTGATGGGGATGGCCGCAGGGTGGGCCAAGCAGTTGGGCAAGGAGTGGAAGCCCATCCAGGCTGAGATGACGAGCGGCGATTACGAGCACCTGCTCGCGGTGCTGGAGCGGGAGTTCGGGGAGCACGTGATCTTCTACAGGTGATTTGATCCCTGCTACTGCCCCTGGCTGAGCGCCGGGGGCAGGATGGAGTGATCAAAACCAAAAAGAGAAAGGAGAACGACCATGAAATACAGAATACTGGAGCACGCGCGGATGAGGTACGACACGATGAGCGAGAGGGAACGCTTTCTCAGGGTGGGCAAGATGGCTCAGCTGGAGAAGCTGGAAGCCTTCCTGATGGTGGCGCGGGAGAAGGAGAACAGGCGCCTGGCCGACCTGGTGAAGGCGCGCATCGAGCAGGTGAGGAGTTTTGACAACCCGGGCCTTATGGCTGCGGCTGTCAAAGCCAAGGTCGCCGACGTAGAGCCCCGGCGCGAGGAGGTCAAGAGCCGCAGCCCAAAGGCGAGGGACGCCAAGGGCGCGGAGGTGGTGGTGGAGCTGGAGCGGGACATCGTGCTTTGATCCCTACACAGCGGGTCTCCCCTGGGACCCGCGATGGAGCGATCAAACCAGAAAGGAAAGGAGGAGAGCGAATGAGAGGAGAACCGAAATTCGTCAGTCGCGCCTACGACTGGGGGTGGCTGGTGACGAGGGTGACGGAGGTTATCGCGGAGACCACCGCCCACTGGATGGTGCGGACGGAGGGCAGGAGGGACCCCTGCATGGTGAAGAAGAACGGGCGCGGTGAGTGGAAACCCTGGGGCCGCGAGCCCCATTGTCGATGAGAAAGGAGACCAAGATGGAAAATAAAATGCTCTTTATTGGAGGCGTGAAATGAACGAGAAATCTAACCATTGTATCGTCGTAAACTTTTTATCGGTTTGCCTGTCACCAAATGAACAATGCTATTATTATCATAAAGGATATGCCGATTGCTTTTACCATTTACAAAATAGGTGCTGTCACTCGTCGGCTATTTTTGAAACTGCAAGGGAAGTGGGAAGCATCTCGGCGACAAACCCGGCCCTGACGGTGCCGAAAACGAAAGGAGGTGATACAAAATGTTTGAGAAGGTAGTAGCGACCCGAGAGAGCAAGGAGGCCGAGCTGCGGCTGAACAAGTGGAAGGAGACCTTCATCGCCTTCGTGCTCTTCGCCTTCTGCGTCGGCGTGGGCGCGGGGTACTTCTGGGCGATGATGGCGTTCGCGGGACATTGATCCCTGCACAAGGGACCTCTGAGCGGGGTCCCTGATGGAGCGATCAAATCCAAATAAGAGAAAGGGAGGTGATGTGAATGAGTCTTGATGAGGAGATCAGAATGATCGAAGACGACCTGGACCTGGAGCTGTGCAAGCGGGGCTACGCGGTGGCCGAGCTGAGGGAGAACTACAGCGGGCTGAGCGACTGCCACCTGCTGAGCGAGGGCTCCCTGGGCGACGACCCGGAGCGCTCCGCGAGCCTGAAGCAGGCGCTGGAGGGACTGAGCGCGGAGGCGCGGGAGGTGGTCGGGATCGTGTTGGACTGCCCGCGCGAGCTCGTGGAATTCGTGATGGGCAAGGGCACGAACCGCGAACTCACCGGGGCCACGGTGCAGGCCTGGCTGCGGTGGCGGGGCTGGAAGTGGCGTGCGATCTGGGCCGCGTTCCGCGAGGTGAAAAAACTTTTAGCGACTTTGTAGGCTTTAAGTTATAATAGGTTCATAGAGGTAAAAAACACTTTTATTTTTCCCAATGAGGAAAGGAGAACACAATGGAAGACATGAGCTTGATGAGAGACTACGGCAAGAGGGTTGGCGTGAAGATCACCGGCAAGAAGGCGGCGGACGCCAAGGCAGCTGTAATGGCGGGTATCCTTGAAAAGGCCAACGCGGCCAAGTCGACCAAGGACGTCGAGTGGGTCAAGGCCAACAAGGATCTGATCGACTGGTACAACGCGAACTGCGAACCGGGACCCGAGGCCAAGGCCGAGGCGAAGACAGAGGCTCCCGCTGAGAAGAAGACCGCGACCAAGAAGGGCGGCAACGGCAAGAAGGACGCCCTGGCCGAGGCCAAGGCCAAGGCGGAGGCCGCCAAGGCCAAGGCCGCGGAAGAGAAGGCGGGGAAGGCAGCCACCAAGGGCGCTGGGACACCGCGCGAGGGCAGTCTGAATTTCAAAATCCGCGCCTGGCTCACCGAGAAGCTGGCCGAAGAGGCCATCGTTAAAAAGGTGGTCAAGGAACTGCTCGCCATCAAGCCGGGCGTTGATGAAGCCTGGGCGGCCAAGCGGGCCAAAAGCAAAATCAAGTACGTCCAGGCCGCTTGATGAAGCGCCTGAAACAGGGCCTCACAATTCGGGGGGACAGTCTGTACTGTCCCCTGGCCTTGGGGCTGGACACCTACTACAATTGTGAGGCCGATTGTGTTTATTGTTTTTGTAGACAGCTGAACGCGGTCTGGGGGGCGGACTTCCGCCCGTTGGATATGGAGCATTTCGAGCGGGAGTTGGAGCGGGGGTTGAAGAGTTCGCCACACTCCAAGTCCCCCTTGAGTCAGGCCTTGCGGCAACGCAAGACGCTGCGCTTGGGCAACAAGAGCGACCCCTTCCAACCCGCCGAAGGAATCCATCATTGTACGCGGCGGGCGTTGGAGCTGTTGGCCCCGCTGAATTGGGAAGTGAAGGTTGAGACCAAGTACACCCACTGGCTACAAGAGTGCTCGGACTTGTTGGTGCGGATGAAAGCGGTGATAACCATTTCACTGTCTTGTGGTATGGAGCGGGATTGGGAGTTGTTGGAAAATAAACGGGTCGCCCCGGTGCAATCACGCATCGAGGCGGCCCGTTTTTTTTGTGCCCATGGGTTGCAGGTGGGCTTCATTGGAGAGCCATTCATTCCCGGCTGGAACACGGCGCAGGACTTCGACGCGGTGTTGCGCCGCATCAAGGCCGCCGGGGTGACCCGGTACAATGTATACAACCTGCGCCTCAACGCCTTTGTGGCCAAGCGCCTTGCCCAAGTGCCGGGGCTGGACATTGAGCGGGTGTGGACCTTGAACCAAGACACCGCGTGGCGCCCACAGCTATTAGAACTGTTGGATATAGCGCGGCGGCGCGGGGTGAAATTGGGGTGTCCAGACTTCATCAACTCCGGTCAGTACCAAAACCCCGCCAACACCTGTTGTGGCGTGGACGTAAGGAACCCCACCACCTTCAACTTCATCAAGTGGAAAGAGCAGTGGATGGCGGGCGGGGGCAGCTTCACTTTGGAGGACTTGGACAAGTCTTGGGATGGGGTGGGGGATTATGAATTGGGGCGGGCGCTCTTGGAAGGCCGGGGGCCCACAGACCTCTATTCCTGGGGGGACTTCGCCGCCGGGGCAAAGCCCACCAACAACAGGGGGCGTTTGGGACTATGAAGAAGAAATATGACGACTGCTCCGAATGGTGTTTGAAGGTGCGGGTTCAACAGATACGAGCAGAGGACCCAATGGCAGTTGTTAGTGACGCGGCGGACCCAATAATACATTGTGACGGGGCAGTGAAGCCCTCGTTGCTGATCTTGACGGACCTATTTAAGGAGTACCCCGAGCAAGCCTTTGGGGTGCGAGACTTGGCCACCGCGATCAACGCCCGATGGCCTGGTACTATTGGGGGCAAGGCCACCGGGACTCAGACAGACACCACTATGGAGCACTTGCTAACCAAGCTGACCCTGATCGGCGTTCTGGATAGGGTGAAGCGCCAGGGGGACTATCAGTATTCCTTTTCACCAAAGGTGATTGAAGTGGGATTGGAGACTTTCATCTTTAACAATTCCCATTTCGTGAACACCGTGTTATTGAAAGGACAATTGGGGTTGTGATATGAATTACTGGGATTTACGAACGGTGGTAAAGGACCTGGTGCCCCGGTCGGTGCGATGGAGCCGGACGAGTGATTATGAGCGGCGGGGGTTGGTGGAGGAGAAGGGCCGCAAGCGCAACTACCAGGAGGGGGACTTGTTCCGGGGGGAGCACCTTCGCAAGGAGCGCTTGCTCAACACAGAGGAGATGAACAGCTTCCTGGAGGTGAGCTTGCGGGCGCAAGCGTGCCCCCTGCCCTTGAACATAGACACGTGGGACGGGTTCACCTGCCCCTACAATTGTATCTATTGCTACGCCAATTGTTTCAGGGCGTCCTTGTACTCCAGCTTCTTCGACAATGCGCGGCTCATGGGCTTGAGGCATTGTAACCCAGACTTCTTCAAGCGTGAGTTGGACCGGCTATTCACCAACCGGGGCCGCCTGACCCAAGCGGGTAATGAGACAGCGCGCGCCGTTGCTATGGAAGTGCCTATGCGCTTTGGGATACGGTTCGAGGACTTCATAGCCCGCGAGGGCCGGGACCAAGTGAGCTTGGCGCTGTTGCGGTACTTGGCTGCGGAGGCCTACCCGGTGATGATTAACACTAAGTCGGCCCTGGTTGGGCGTGAGGATTACGTGCGGGCGCTGGCGGACAACAAGGCTGGGGCCGCTGTTCACTTGACCATGATCACAGGTAGTGAGCCCTTGAGGCGGCGTTTGGAAAGTGGGGCACCCAGCTTTGAGCAGCGGCTGGAAGCGTGTCGCGCCCTCATCCAAGCCGGGGTCAAGGTGGTGGCGCGCATAGAACCCTTCATGGCTTTTATAAACGACGACCGAGCCGACACGGACCACTACATTGAGCGGTTGAAATGGGCCGGGGTGAAGCACTTGACCTTTGACACCTACAGTTACTCTGCGAACAATCCGGGCATTGAGGAGGGGTACTTCCGCGTGGGGTTGGACTTTCGACGTATGTTCTTGATCATGAGTGATTGTCAGTGGTTGGGGAGCCTGATATTGGGGCGCTTCATGGATCACTTTCGGGAGCGGGGATTCTCGTGTAGTACGTTTGACTTTGGAAATGTACCGAGCAACGACAGTGACCTTTGTTGTTCTGTGGACTCTCAGTTCTTGGCCGGGGGCTACAACAGGGGCAACATACTCACGGCGGCCCGCTGGGTCATACGCCAGAAGGGGGCACGCGCCCGGTGGCGGGACTTTGCCACTTGGGTTGGCGAGGGGGGCGGCTTCTTATCCACCACTATTCAGACCGCTGTTCAACGGCTGTGGAACCTGGAAGAGCGCAACGGGTACCAGATGGATTGGATCCCAGGGTTCAAGCCACATGGCCCCGATCAAGACGGCATGATGGTGTGGAGCTACAGTACTGGGACGGGGGACTTTCGAGAACAAATGCTAACAGCCCTTATGAGGGGAGAGGAACTATGATAATCAAAATTTCAGATCACGATGAGGCACACTTCGCTATTGCCGCAGGGCTCCATGCGGGCGGGCGCTTCAGTAACGCCGTGTATTGTAAGGGGGATACCATGTTCGTGGCCAACACTGATCACACGGTGCTGGTGCGGTTTGAAGCGGGTAAAGCCTTCCCTGAGGAGGTGCGCTTCTTCGCTAATGACTACTCCAGCAATGAGCTGGAGATGGTCAGCAACGGCATAGTGTTTCACAACAAGGGCAAGGTGTCAGACGCTAAGATTTTGAGCCGGGTGCCGGAGACCACCTTCGCCGAGGTTCAAACCTTGTACCACAAGTACACGCCCAAGCGACTCACGAACCGCGTGACCCTGAGTAAGGGGTTGGTATTTGAACACCTGGAGGAGGGGTTGTCCCATGTAGAGTTTGGGGCGCGGGGCGGGTCCTTCTTCATAGTTCAACGTGACCTGTATTCGGGGCGGTTGATAAAAGCGTGGCCCAAGGCGGGGCGCTTGGGGCTGTTTAAAGTGGAGGGCGATTGGAGCTTCAGGGGCTACCGTACCTCGGACATCAAGGCCCTGTTGGACTTTGTGGAGGCACTGAAAGAAGGGGCGCTGGACTTTTACTTTGTGGACCCGTTCTATTCTTGGATTCAGAACGACAAGCTTCGGATGAGCGGCATGGTGACCACTTGTCTCTACGACGAGTTGGGTGAACTGGGGGAGCTGGGTGAGGCGAACGCAGAAGGGGGTGATAAGGATCATGGGCGGCAAAAGCAGGAAAAGCGGGGGCGTGTCAAAGCGCTTGATACAGCGGTTGAAAGAGGGGGCGGTGGCGGTGACCGGGGTGGCCAAGCCCAAAAAGGGCTGCAGAAAATCGACCTCTAACATCCCACTAAAAGGCAAGGGGCTGGGTATGTAGGCCCTGACAGCAGGGCGTGTGCAAAGCGTTGGCCAGGCATGGTGAGGCGGGGGCGGTGCTAGAGTACTTAAAAAGGTTGGAGCGGGGCGGGTGGCGACCTAATTTCTGGTGTTCCGAGGAGTACGCCCGGCGCGCGGGCTTCACAGAACGCTACACCCAGGCGGGGGATATATGTGGGGTGTTTGACGGGGAGCAGCTGGTGTTGCCCCCGTTGACGGGGGGTGGAGAGTTCCAATGGCCGGAGGAGTTCCCGGCTGACCTTTGGAGTGACGTGGCGGGGTTCGCCCCAACGGGCGGGGTGGCGAGCTTTTTGGATTGGGAGTATATCTATGAACCAAGGGCCTTCCTAAAAATGGAGGGGGGCCGGTGGATGACGTTCCGTAAGAACGCCCGCAAGTTTCCGGCGCGGGCCGGGCGGGAACTGAGCTATGTGGAATTGGCCCCAGAACAAGCGCCAGAGGCGCTGACAGCGCTACTGGTGGAATGGTTGGAGGCAAAGGGGGCGGACGCCGAGATACACGACGGGGACTTGCTATTGGACTATGTTCTGAATGGCAACCACCGCAAGGCCCTGTTCGATGCTGCGGGGGGCTTGTGGGGCGTGAACGTGTGGGACGAGAACTACTGTTACGTGAACTTCCGGTTTTGCGTATGCCGGGGGGAGCCGTTCCTAAGTGAGTACATGAGATGGCTATTCTATACGGACGCCGCTATACTCTCCAAGCACAAGCCCGTTAATGACGGGGGGACCCTTGGGAGTGAGCGACTAAAATTTTTCAAAGACAAATTGAACCCCACAAGGGTCAGGGAGGTAAAAGGATGGGTAAGAAGCGGAGCCACAAAGACGAGTTGAGCTATTCCATAAGTGCTAATAAAAAGCTGGACACCGCGCCGGGGCTGTTCTGCTTTCCGGAGGACCAAAAGGCTGATGAGACCAACCGTGGAAAGCGCAAGTTCGTAGTGTTCTACTTTGATAGTGAGGCGGACTATGACCGGGTGGTCAGGGCGCTGGAAGTGAAAGGCCGGGGTAAGGCCGCCCCTTGGATGAACACGGACAAGTTGCTGAGCTTATTGACGGGGGTAGAATAAATATGGACGCTGATAAAGGAGCACTGAAAAAATTACATTACGTTTGCCGGGGTTGCAACTTGCGCGCGATGGGCGGGTGTGAAGGGGATCGTTGTCTGGCTTATATGACGGACCCCGATAAGCGCCGCCGCTTGCTAACGGAACCTATGAATACCCAGTATGATGGAGTGCGCTTCACTAGTGACGCTATGGATTGCAGCTTACCGATCTCTATGGACAGCCACAGTGGGTGTAGCTTCGGGTGCTTGTATTGCTTCAGTAATAACCTGAACCGGGCTACAGACCGCAACCCGGATAAGATGCGGCACCTGGTCGAGGGCAAGCGCCTCAACTTGTACGGTGAGTGGGCGGTGGAGCGGCTGGCTAAGTTCTTGAATCGGGAGCTGGAGAATCCTGTGGCGCGAGCTATGTACGCCTTGCTGGACCAGCGGCTACCCATCCAGTTGGGCACATTGGGGGACCCCTTCGATGACTTGGAAGAGGTGAGCGGGTGGATGAAGCGGGCGGTGCCTTTGTTCGCGGAGCACCGCCAACCAGTTCGCATAAGCACTAAGGGGGCGCGAGTCATGATGTTGAAGGCGTACCGGGACTTGTTCGGGCAATACGACCCGGCGCAGTTCTGGTTTGCCTTTAGCATTATCACGGCGGACGACGCCAAACTGGAAGCAGTGGACGTGGCTGCACCCAACGCCACGGCCCGCTTGAAAGCAATGAAGGCGTACAGCGCGGCAGGGCACCCGGTGAGTTTGCGCTTTCGGCCCTTCCTGTTCGGGATAAGCGACTACCACAAACGCGCGCCCAAGGGTGAGGGTTGGAAGGTGCTATTGGATAAAGCGGCGGAGGCCGGGGCGCAGGCGGTGAGCTTTGAATTTGTGTTCCTGAATTCAGCGTTGACCACGCGTCAGAAGATCATGTACCATCACATGTTCCAGATCCAAGACAATCCACGCTTTGGAGAATGGTGGAACAGCCATAGCAACCTCAAGGAAAGCTGCCGTCGGGCGAGCCGCAACTTGAAGTTCGACATCACCATGGCGGTGCGCGAGCGGGTTCACGCGTTGGGGATGACCTTTGGAATCAGCGACCCCCATTTCAAGGAATACAATGACACGGGTAGCTGTTGCGGTATCCAACCCAATGACCCGTGGTTTGGAAATTATAGCCGCCGCCAGCTCACCCAGGTGATAGTGGACCTTCACCGGGCCCATGAGCAAGGGCAGCCCCTCCGGGTCACTTATAGAGATTGGGCTCCGGAATGGGCACATGCGGTGGAAGCTCACAAAATGATCGCCCAAGGCAATTGGAAGGGCTATAGGTCTAGGAAGGGGCAAACCTTTGGGGACGTTATGCGTAACAAGTGGAACGCACCGCGTCACCCCCGCAGCCCCTACGTTTACTTCAAAGGTACAATGACCCCCGTAGGCAAGGACCCCCAGAGCGGCGATTTGGTCTACGAGTATCGCAAGTGGCACCCAGACTTCGACAAACAGTTCAAGGGCATTCCAAACAAATAACAACAATAAAAGGAGGACTCATTCATGACGGGCAAGGGTAAAAAACAGCAACGGATTGAAGTGGAAAAGGAAGATGGTACAATAGACCGGGGTGAACTCTTGGAGGTGCTCAAGCGCCTTCAACCGGGCCTCAGCAATGCGGAGTACGCGGGCAGTTACCTATTGATGGGAGACCGCGTGGCCGCGTTCAATCGGGAAGTGGCTATTCAATGTGAATTCCCTATTGGGGTGGAGGGGAGTGTGGAAGGGGAGAAGCTCCTAGCACTGTTGGGCAAAATGAAAGCAGATAAGCTCACCATACGCCCGGACGCCGACCAACTGGTGGTGAGCGGCGGGCGGCAATCGTTTGGGATAAAACTCGGGGGCCAGGACGAGGCGCTGATACGGCGCTTGGAAGCGCTGCCCTATGCGGATATGAAATGGCGGCGGGTGCCCGAAGGGTTCCGGGAGGGGCTGACCTTTTGTAGCTACTGCGCCTCACAGGACGCCACCAAGCCCTACCTCCTGGGCGTGCTAGTGAGAGGGCGGGACCTGTTAGCGTCTGATAACTTGCGGATCAGCTGGTTCACCTTACCTGCTGATTTCCCTGGCGGCCCCCTACTGATACCGGCTCATGAATACCTACAAGTGTCCAACCACCCTTGTGAAGAGTACGCAGTGGAGGACGGTTGGCTTCACTTCCGGGGTGGGGCGTTGTACCACAGCCTGTTGCTAATGCCCTTAGCGGAAGAGTTCCCCGCCGAAGCGGCCAAAGGCTTCTTCCCTAAGAAGGTGACCGCCGCTCAACAGTTCACCATACCCAAGACCTTCACTACCACGCTGGAAAACTCCTTGGTGCTGGGCAAGGAGCAATCTTTTTATGATCGCACCGTGAAGCTATTTTCCAAAGGGGACGGATTGTATTGTAGGTCCGAAACGGAAAATGAATGGTACGAGGAACACGTGGAGTTCAACGACCAGGTGAACCGCTTTGAGATCGCCATCAACCCAGCGTTCCTGTCTTGGGTATTGAAATATGAGGGGAAGTCCTACCTGGCTGGGGAGGGCAAGATGCTCTTTGAGGGAAGCAACTTCAAACACCTCATCTCTTTCTAGGCACGGGGGCTGCGATAATATGGAACAACTTTATAGGAAGTACCGCCCACCGACCTTTGACGAGGTGCGGGGCAATAAGACCCTCGTGGCCTCACTGAAGAAGACCATCGGCACGGCCCACTTCTACCTCCTTCACGGGACAAGGGGGTGCGGCAAGACCACCCTCGCCCGGCTGATAGCGCAAGCGCTGGCGGTGGACCCGTTCGACCTGATTGAAGTGGACGCGGCCAGTACACGTGGCATAGATGCTTCCAGACAATTGAAGTCCGGTATTTACAAGCACCCCATCTCCGGGACTAAAAAACTCTACATCATCGACGAGTGCCACCGCCTGACCCCCGAGGCGCAAGACGTGTGGCTCAAGGTGTTGGAGGAGCCCCCGGCCTTCGCGTTCTTCGTGTTCTGCACGACGGACTATAACAAGGTGGTCCCCACCATCCGCTCCCGCGCCACGCAGTTCCAGGTGAAGCCGCTTAACAGGCGCTCCATGCTGGACCTGCTCGCGTGGGTGGACAAGGCGGAAGGGCTGGGCACCCCAGCGGAGGTGCTGGCGGCGGTGTGCGAGCAAAGCGCCGGGGTGCCGCGCGAGGCCCTGGTGCTGCTGGAGCAGGTTCAAGGGCTCACGGTGGCTGAGGCGCTGGAGCTGGTGGAGCGGGGGACGGCGGACGCGGGAGTGAGGGACCTCTGCGCCCTCATGATGAGGGGAGGCAAGTGGCCCGACGCCGCGAAGATACTCCGCGCCCTGGACGACGACGCCGAGGGGAGCCGCCGCGCCATACTCGGCTACATGAGCAGCGTGGCGATGAGCGGAAGCGCCCTGAACCCGAAGCTCACGGTGCTGTTGGAGATCTTCATGGACAACCTGTACGACAGCGGGCGGGCGGGACTGACCTGCCTCGTGATGAAGGCGATGATGGTGAAATGAAATGAGGGGCTTCTTTGAAGCACAACCGCCAAGCAAGCCGCTCTCCAAGCCAAAGGCTAAGTCTGCCAAGGTCTACGATTGCACCCTGTGTGGCCTCTCCAACGCGGACATCCACTCCCCAAAGATCGCCCTCTTCGGCGAGGGGCGGCGCAAGATCCTCCTGTGGGGCGAGGGTCCCGGCGAGGAGGAGGACAAGGCCGGGAGGCCCTTCTGCGGACCGAGCGGCGAGCTGTTGAGGAAGACCCTGGCCCTGGCCGGGGTGAACATGGACCTGGACTGCTGGCTGGTGAACTCCGTAGACTGCCACATCCCCGGCAACAAGAAGCCCACCCTGGTACAGCTGCGGTGCTGCTGGGAGCGCAAGCGCAAGGCGCTGGGGGAGCTGAAGCCCAGCGTGATCCTGCTGATCGGGGACTACGCGGTGGACAGCTTCTACCGTTGCGACCCGGAGCGCTCCTGGATGGATCTGACCGTAATGAGCCTACGCGGTAAGGCTGTGCCTGACTATGCGGCGAGCGCCTGGATCTGCCACACCTACCACCCGGCCTTCATCCTGCGCGGCAACGACGACAAGCGGCACGTGTTCGAGCGCGACGTGGCGCTTGTCGCCAGGTTCAAGAGCGCCCCGAAGATCGGGGGCAAGAGCGTGAGGCGCGAGGTGGTCACCGACTTCATCCAGGCCAGGAGCGTGATCGCCCGCCTGCACGGCGAGAAGGGCTGGGGCGGCATCCCCATCGTGATCGACTACGAGACGAGCAGCTACCGCTACCACGAGAAGATTCACAAGGTCTACACCGTCGGGCTGCAGGTACTAGACGAGGACGTGGTGTACGTTATCCCGCTGGAGAAGACCGACCTGGAGACAGGCGGACCCTATTGGGACGCCGAGCAGTTGGGCGTGCTGAAACTGACCCTGCGGGCGATGATGGCGGACGCGAGAGTCCCCAAGGTGGCGCAGCACCTCACACACGAGCATCTCTGCACGAAGTTCTTCCTGGGGGTGGATACCGAAAACTGGTGGTGGGACACCAAGATGGGCAACCGCGTCCAGGACGAGGCGCCCAAGGTCAATGGCCTGAAGGAGCAGAGCTACCTGCGCCTGGGCATCCCGAACTACGGGCTACCAGACTCTGTTATTTCTGCCGATCCGAAGCAGCTTAATAAGATGGACGCGGAGCCGCTGGAGCGCGTGGCGGAGTACAACGCGAAGGACGTAGAAAACACCGCCCGCCTCTGCAAGCTCCAGCGCAAGGAGGTTGAGGCCAAGGGCCTGAGCCGAGCCTATGAGCTGCTGCACCGCGGGGCTGAGAGTTTCGCCCACATGCAGCAGGAGGGCATCCGGCTCGACATGGCGCTGCTCCACAAGTACAAGGGGGAGTGGGGCGCGGAGTTCGCGCGACTCAGGGAGGCCGTGCTCGCGAGCGAGGAGGGGCGCAAGTTCGCGCAGCTGAAGGGGCGCCCCGTGGAGTACAAGAAACAGATCAGCCGCGACGACCTCACCACCCTGCTGACGGAGGTCGTGGGGGTGCCACGCAGCGCCGTGATGGATGAGGCATACCTGAGCGGGCTGGCGGACAAGTGCGAGTTCCTGTCACACGAACTCAAGGCGCGCAAGGTGCTCAAGCGCCTCGGCGTGCTGGAGAACTGGGACTCCCTCCAGGTGGACGGCTACCTGTACCCGGCGTTCAACCTGGACATTGCCAGAAGTTACCGCAGCACTAGCACCGAGCCCAACTTCCAGAACGTCCCCAAGCGCGATGAGGAGGGGGCGCTGATACGGATGCTCGTCATACCGCGTGAGGGCTATGTCATCCTAGAGGTGGACTACAGCGGGATGGAAGTGAGGATACTGGCTTGCTGGAGCCGCGACCCCACGCTCATCGACTTCATCCTGAGCGGCTATGATATGCACGGCCATTGGGCTACGAAGATCTACGGAGTCACGGAGGGGCAAGTGGACAAGGCGCTGTGGAAGCGCCTGCGCTACGGGGGCAAGAACGGCTTCGTGTTCCCGAATTTCTATGGCAGCTACTGGAAGAACACGGCGAGGAACCTCTGGGAGTACATGCCAGAAGACTGGAAGAAGGACTGGCCCCAGTGGGAGCGCTGGGAGCGCCACGTGCGCGGGTGCGACGGGGCCTTCTGGGACATGTTCAAGGGCGTGCGGCAGAGGCAGGAGGAGGCCGTGACCCAGTACAAGCGGCTGGGCTACATCGAGATGATCGGGTGGGGCTTCCGGCGCCACGGCTACCTCAACCGCAACACCATCTTCAACAGCCACATACAGGGGCCTGCCTACCACTGCCTGATGGACGCCATCAACCACCTGGTCCCGCTGAAGCGCAAGGAGAGCTGGGTGACTAAGATGCCAGGGCAGATCCACGACGCCATCTTCTTCGACGCCCACCGGAACGAGCAGGCGCGAGTGATGGAGGCGGTGACCGAGGAGATGACCGTGGGCGTGCGCCGCAGGAACAGGTGGGTGATCGTGCCGCTGGAGGTCGAATGGGAGCGAGGGGAGAAGAACTGGCTGGAGATGGAAAAGGTGAAAGCATGAAGGCATTCAAGAAAATAGAACCCTTCAGCGTCAGCTGTAAAGTGAAGTCTGGAGTAATTCTCCAAGGCCATGTTCTGGACGTACTCAAGGGTATGGAGGCTGACTCGGTGGACTGCGTGGTTACTTCGCCGCCGTATTGGGGGTTGAGGGATTACAAGATCGAGCCGCAGGTGTGGGATGCTCGGGAAGGATGTGAGCATGAGTGGGAAACTGAACAACGAAATGGAATGAGTGGTGGTCCATCCGATAAGCAGGAATCGAATAAAGGGTCTTGGCATGAATTACATGAACATTCCTTCTGCCTCCGCTGCGGGGCGTGGCGTGGGAGCCTGGGCCTGGAGCCGACCCCGGAGCTTTTCGTGAAACACACAGTGCAAGTCTTTGCCGAGGTCAAGCGGGTGCTCAAGCCTACAGGCGTGTGCTTCGTGAATTTGGGATCAAGTTACATGGGCAGCGGCGGCGCTCACAAAGAACACCATGCGAATCCAGGGTTATCTAAGAGTTTTTCAAGAGACGGATACGTTCATGGTATTTCTCCCATCCGATCTCATGGCGGTGTTGAAACATATGGCAACGATGACAAAGTACGATCAGATTATCAAGAGATTGATCCTTCTTGTTGCCGTTCCGGTGATGAACGTCAAGGTGACTTTCAGAACCATCATGACCACAATGTTCGCAATGACCTAGAGCATCACGAAGCCTCTTGGCCCCTTTGCAAGAAAGGCCATGATATAGGGCTTCAGGATTCCGAAGAAGCATCTCTTGACGTTTTGCCTCTTTCCTCTCAGGAGTCCACCATTCACGAATCTTCTGAGCTACCTCTTGACGGTTACTGCCGGATTTCCAATGGTGTTTGCGACCCTTTTGTATGTCGCTCAGGTGTTGTCGGTGATTTTGAGTGCGTTTATAGGGTACTGAACAATGGAGACAAGCCTTTGAACGCTTGTCAATCAGGTTCTTACCACAAACAGGACACGGGACTTTCTTCCAAGGCATATAAGTTACCTCCTTCTTCAATTAAGGATAGTTTACAAACAATGTTCTGTGATGTCAAGTTTAAACCGAAGGATCTTGTGCCTATTCCTTGGATGGTTGCCCTGGCGCTTCAGGCAGATGGCTGGTGGTTGCGCTCTGACATCATCTGGGCGAAGCCCAACCCCATGCCTGAGAGCGTGACTGACCGGCCCACCAAGAGCCACGAATATATTTTTTTGCTTACCAAGGCGGCAAAGTATTTCTTCGATCAGGAGGCGGTGAGGGAGAAGGCTAGTTCAAATACTCTATTTCGTGGAAGTATGACAAGTAAAAGCGGTGCCAATGGTGACCGGAACGATGGAGGCAGAGCCAAATGTGGAACAGCCATAGGTAATCGCAATATCCGCAGCGTGTGGACGTTTGCTACTGAGCCGACCCCGGAGGCGCACTTTGCCACGTTCCCTCAAGAGCTGGTCAAGCGGTGCATACTGGCGGGTACGAGTGAGAAGGGCTGCTGCCCGAAGTGCGGCAAGCCCTGGGAGCCGGTGGTGGAGAACGAGGTAATCGGGCGACGTGATTTTGATGGCATTGACCGAGGGACAGATAAGCGAGGAATTCGTCTTCGATGCAGCGATCCAGAAAAAAGAACTACCGGCTGGCGGCCCACCTGCTCCTGTGGTGAGGAAAAGACGGTGCCTGCCGTTGTGCTCGATCCCTTCATTGGCTCAGGCACTACCGGCATTGTAGCTGAGAACCTTTACCGGAAATGGATAGGGATAGAGTTGAACCCTGAGTACATCGAGATAGCGGAGAAGCGGATTTGGAACAGAGGGCGAAGAAACAAAATCACCTCCCAGCCCTCAGACAGGCGAATCAGGGGATTTCTTTTTTAAGCACTTTAACCCCTTTAGGGTATAATAAAAATAGAGGAGGATAGATTATGGATACAGAGAAGATCATGGAGCGCACGCTGGATGACTGGGCCGAGGAGCTCAACGCCGACATGAAGGTGGACAAGTACGAGCTGGACGACGAGTGCGCCCGGCAGGCCTGCGTCTACACCAAGTGGGCGCTGCTGAGCGCGCTGGCGAGCAAGGAGCGCGACTGGCGCCAGAAGGAGCTGGACGAGCTCAACGCGATACTGGACAACGAGATCCGCACCGACCCCGGGAAGTTCGGCATCAGCGACATCAAGGAGAACGCCGTGAAGTCCGTCATCGCGAAGGACCCCGGCATCATGGGCCTGAAGGCCGACGTGATCGAGGCCACCGCCTACGCCAAGTTCTTCAACAGCGCCACGAGCGCCTGCGACCAGAAGAAGACCATGCTGCGGATGCTCGGCGACCTGTGGATTTCCGAATATTATAGCGATGTGCAGATCAAGAAGGGCGAGGGCGAGGAGCGCCTGCGTGAGCGGATGAAGACGCGCAAGACCGGGAGGAAGTAGCGGCTCATGTGGGAAGACCTTTCCATCGCGGCGGCGATAGTGCTCGGCTCCGTGCTCGCGGTGCTGGCGCTGTACCTGTGCATGCGCGTGATGGGCAAGGCCTGGTACCGGAGCAAGCGCGAGGAGGAGGGCGCCGAGAGGCGGCGCACCAACGACAACCTGAAGAACAACAGAGGAGGTAACAGTTATGGCAAAGGGTAACAGAGGACCGAGCGCGGAGAGCATGCGCGACCAGTACGACCACTCATGGGAGCACCGTGGCGACAGCGGGATGTTCGGCCACTTCTTCACGGAAGACGTGGACGAGTGGAGCCCCGCGGACGGCGAGAACGAGGTGGCCATCGTGCCCTACCTCGTGACCGAGAACAGCCAGTTTCGCAAACTCAACCCAGACATGAACAGGCCGGTGAGCGACGCCGCCCTCAAGGGCAAGGAGGGCTGGGTGTACAAGCTGGTGGCGCTGGTGCACGGCAATGTCGGCCCCAACAAGGACCGGGCGATATGCCTGCGAACCCTGAAGCAGGCCTGCCCGCTATGTGAGCTCCGGGATCAGCTGCGCGAAGAGCTGGCCAAGCTCAAGGCCAAGGGCCGCACCGACCCCGACCTGGAAAAACGGATAAGCGAACTGGGAGCGAGCAAGCGCGCGATTTACAACATCGTCGGATTCAACAGCCGCAAGGACATGGACAGGGGGCTCATGGTGTGGACCGCGCCGCACGCCTCCATAGAGGACGTCATCATCGACCGCGCCCGCGACAAGCGCACCGGAGAGTATAAGTACTTCAGCGTACTGGAGGAGAACTGGAACGTCTTCTTCCGCAAGACGGGCAAGGGCCTCGGCACCGAGTACAGCGAGGTGGACCTGCTCGACCGCCGCAAGGAGGACCGCCTCGGCGACGCCGACATGGAGAAACTGC